ATATAAAATTAAGTAATAATAAATTTAATGCAACTAAAAAAATTCCAGAGATTATTGCATTATCAAGTTCATCATCTGGAATTATTTTTCCAGTTAATCCACCTATTAAAGTTTATAAAAATTCAATCGTTAATTTTGATCTTTCAGATTCATCTTTATCTTATGACCAAAGCGGTCTTTTATATCCAGCGTTTAAATTTGAATTATATACAGATAAAAACTTTAAAAATGCATACGAAACAAGTTCAATTGATTCAAATTTTGATGTTACTCGAACTGGAGTTGTTGGTGTAACTGCAGATGCAAAACTTACTCTTGAAGTGAACGAATTTATTCCAAAAGTTTTATACTATCGATTAGTTCCTCTAAATGTTATAGAAAATCCATCAATTAATTCCGAAATTGTAAATGATTCTCTTGTTGATTTAAACAATCAAATTACTTCGGAGAACAGTGTTTATAGTGGGGAATATAAAATAATTGTAACTTCACCAAACACATTTACATATGGATTACCCAAATATCCAGAAAGAGGAACATATAATGCATCAGAATCAAAACTTGATTATAGCACAGATTCTCTAACAGCATATGGCGCAATCACTAGAGTTGTTCTGAATAACAGAGGAAAGGGGTATACAAGAGTTCCAGGAATTTCAACTGTCACATCTTCAACAGGAACAGGAGCTATTTTGGAAGCTTCTAGTCAAACCATTGGTGAAATCAAAAAAAGCACAATTCAAAATATTGGATTTGATTACCCAGTAGACAAAACTTTAAGTCCAGAAACTAAGATCCCTCAAATCTTAAGAATTGAACAGTTAGCTGGATTTGAAAATATTGGTATTACTTCATTTGGTCGAAATTACACAATTGAACCAAAACTAGTTGTTATTGACGGAAGAACTAAAAAAGTCATTGATGATGTTGATATTAGGTACGTCACGGATAAAAAAACTCTAACAATTGTTAGAAATACTTTTGGACTTTCTAACGTAACTCCAACAATTATTCCGATACAAAATTCAAATGGAATTAGAATTTCAAACATGACGTTTAATTCTTCAACACAGGATGTCGCTGTTACATTGAGAGATCCATTTAGCGTTAATTTTCCATTTGCAGTAAATGATAAAATTTTAGTTGAAAATACAAGTGTTGGTGTAGGATCTACAGGTCTGGGATATAATTCTGCAAATTATGATTATACTCTTTTTACAATCACTAAAGTTCACCCAAATCTTGGTGGGGTTGGAATCGTAACTTTTAATATGGGGAATGTATTAAAGACTGGGCAAATTCCAGGACTATATGATACTGGAAATTCTTCTGGAATTATTGTGCCATCTCATTATTTTCCTCAATTTACTCCATCTATTCAAACTTTTGAATTTAGACAGTTAGATTCTGTCACAGATGGTGTATCCCAGGGAACAGTATATACACTGGATAAACAAAGTAAATATTTGGTTGTAGAATCTGATGATGATTTCGAAGTTGGAACAGAATTAGTTTCGCAAATTACTGGGGCAAAAGGATTAGTAAAAGAAAGAATATTTTTTGATTCTAAGTATATAACTGATTATTTTTCTGTGACAGAAAATGGTTGGGAATATACAACAGGATTTTTAAATGATTCACTTCAAAAAATTCACGATAATGAGTATTATCAAAATTTTTCATACTCTATCAAATCTTCTATACCATATGAAAAGTGGAATAATATTGTCAGCACTCTCAACCATACAAGTGGATTTAGAAAATTTAGTGATCTTCAAGTGGAATCAACTCCACCTGGTAAATTAACACCAACTTCTATTGATGGAACAAGTATTATCGTCAAAATTGATAGTTTATATGATTTAAATTCTTATTTTGATTATGATTTAGTTCACGAAAACTATCTAACAAATAAAGAGATTGCATTCTCTGATGAAATTAATTTTACAACAAGAATCTTAACTGATTATTCAGAATCCATAACAAATAGAGTATTGCGAATCGATGATATAAGTTCTTTATTTAATAGTGAACCAAGACCAACAGCATTTAATGAAGTTTTTAGACGAACAATTAATGAGGCACGAGCTCAAAAATTCATAACATTAGTCAAAGATCGTCTTTTTACCCAAGAAAGACAACTTTTAATTGTTACGACTCTCACAGATTCAATTAAAGGATTGTCGATGATTAATCAATATGGAAGAATTGAGTCAGTTTTAGATCTTGGTTCTTTTGACTCTATCGTTGAGGGAAGTGACTCTGTGCTGCGATTCTTCCCAAATAAATTTAAATTAAATAATTATAATGTGATATCTTTATCTTATAGTATGGATAAAGTTGGGGATGCCATTAGTCAAGTTGGAAATACAACAATTGGGATTGGATCTACTACAGGTCTTTCTGGATCTTTAGTTAGCATTGCATCTTCAAGCGTATCTGTTGGTGGTGGAAGTAGTGTTACTATTGCCACTCTTTCTGGAATAGGAACAACATCTCCATCAACTAGATCAGCAAAAATCCTAACCTTATCAGAGACTAGTAGTGGACAGGTTGAATATAATGAACTCAATTTGATTCATGACGGGACAAATGTGGAAGTTTTGCAATATGGACAACTCAGTATTCACTCTCAAGATGCATTCTCTGCGACCAGTGTAGGAACTTATGAGGCATATCTATCAAACTCTAGTATAGTCGTAAGTTTTACTTCTAATTCTGGAATTGGAACTACAACAGTAATCAATAGCGTTATTGTTGGCCTTGCATCTGAGGGATATGTTGGATCTGGTGAAATTGATTTTCCATTTGCAAGTTTAGTAACTAAAACAAAAACAATCAATTCTTCAGGATCTCCAACTGCTGTTGGTATTGCAAGTTTTACCAATGAAAATGAAGGTGCATATTGTCTAATTCAAGTTGCAGATACAACAAATAATGAATATCAATTATCTGAAGTAATTGTTCTTGATGATAATGATGAAGTATATCTGACCGAATATGGTAATGTTGAAACAAGTTCAAGTTTGGGAAGTATTGATGGTATTAGGACAGGAGGTGTTACTGAAATCAGGTTTACACCAAATCCTGGAATTAATGTTAGTGTTAACACATTTCTTCATAAGTTAAGAGATACTGAAGATGTCACCAATGTATCTCTTAATGTAGAACTTAATAATGCATCTATAGAAAATTCATCTTCGATTTACACTGGAACAGAAGTTGATGTTAAGAAAGACTTTTTCTTAACTCATGAAAATAAACCAATTTTTGTAAGAGTTTTTGATGGATCTAATTCTGGGATTGTTAGCACAGGAGACAGTAAAATTTTTATTCCTAATCATTATTTTGTAAGCGGTGAAGAAATTACCTATTCTACAGCAGGTTTTTCTACAAATGCGATAGGTATCGCACAAACATCTATCTCTGGAATAGGACTAACTGATAAATTACCAACAACTGCTTATATTATTAAGTTAAATGAAAAAGAAATACAATTAGCTGCCACCGCTCAAAACGCTTTAAGAGTAAATCCAATTGCTCTTCAACTTACTTCAGTTGGTATTGGAACTTCACACGTCATTACCTCTACAAAACAAAAAAATAAAGTATTGATTTCAATTGATAATCAAATTCAAGCACCAATTGTCGCAACATCAGTCACAACTACCTTAGCACAGAGTTTTCCAATAACACAAGACATTATGTTTTTTGTTGGATTGACATCTTTCTTTGGGGGAGATTCGATACAAGTTGGTAATGAAATTATGAAGATTCAGGGAGTTGGAATTGGAAGCACAAACGCAATCAAAGTGAGTCGGGCTCTCGCAGGAACTACTTTGGCAGGACACTCTACTGGAGTCACAGTAACAAAATTAAAAGGCGATTATAATATTGTTGGAAGCACTTTGAGTTTCTTAGACGCACCGTTTGGAAAAAGTCCGATAGGCACAAGTGTTGGACCAACAAATGCAAGAGATTTTATAGGAATAACTTCTTCTTCATCTTTTAGTGGAAGAACATTCATGCGTTCAGGAGTTGTTGGAAGTTCCGATGAAACATATACAAAAAATTATATCTTTGACGACATTTCTCAAAACTTTTCTGGATCAAAAAATACATATACATTAAAATCAGATAACTCTAATGTTATTGGAGTTTCCACTTTCAATGGAATAGTCCTAATAAATGGAATTTTTCAGGGTCCAGGAGCGACTAAAGATTATCAACTTGTAGAAAATTCAGGAATCACGTCTATCTCATTTACGGGAGCGGCAAGCACAACTGTATACGAACCAAATGACTTGAATATTCCTATTGGTGGAGTTATTGTTTCTGTTGCTGGCACGACTGGATTTGGTTATCAACCGCTTGTTAGTGCAGGAGGAACAGCAGTAGTTTCTGCTGCTGGCACAATATCCTCTATTAGTATTGGAAATAGTGGCTCTGGTTATAGATCTGGAATTCAAACAAATGTTAGAGTCGCTGTTGCATCTTCATCTAGAGGCACTCCAAGTCTTGCGTTTATTGGAACAGCAGCAATTAGTGGAGGTAATATTGTAAGTATAGCAATCACAAATCCTGGTATTGGATATACAGGAACAAATCCACCAGAAGTTATAATTGATGCTCCTCTACCATATTCAGAAATTCCTCTTCAATATAGTTCTTCCTCTGTTGGAAGTGGTGGAACTGGCGCTCAAGTTTCTATCACGGTTGGACAAGGATCTAGTGTAATTGATTTCACTATTACAAATTTTGGATATGGTTATGGTCTTAATCATATTCTTACCGTCCCCACTGGTGGCACCACAGGAATTCCAACTACAGTTGGATTTGGAACAAATTCTAGTAACAATCATAACGAATTTAGATTAGAAGTTATAGAAATTAATACTGATTCATTCTCTGGATGGACCTTAGGTGAAATTGAAGTATTAGATGATTTTTCAAGTCTTTTTAATGGAGAAAGAAAAACTTTCCCAATAACACGTTCTGGAGAGCAATTGAGTATTCAATCTGATCTTGGTTCTTTAGTTAATGTTGAAGATGTTTTAATTATCTTTATCAATGATGTTTTACAAGTTCCAGGATCTTCGTACTTTTTCATCGAAAATAGAAGAGGACCATTTGGAGGAGGAAGTCGTATTACTTTTGAAGAGGCTCCAAAAACAGGAGATACTCTCAAATTCCTATTCTATAAAGGCACAAGCGGAACAGATGTATTTGATAAAGATATTATTGAAACCATTAAGACTGGTGACGAATTAACAATTGGATATCATTTAACTTTAAATCAAAAAAGTTTCCAAAAACAAAACACAAGAATTGTTACTGAGATTGATTCTTCGAGTGCGGTTAATACCAATGTTTACTATAATCCAGGATTAAGCGAAGATACCATTTTATACAGACCTGTTGTATGGAGAAAACAGACAGAAGATAAAATTATCAATGGTAATTTTGTTTATAAAGATCGTGAACAATACGAATCAGAAATTTATCCAACCGCTACGATCATAAAAACAGTTGGAATTGGAACAACAGTGGTTTTTGTAGATGGCGTAAGACCATTCTTCAATCCAATCAACGAAAGTTCCATTAATCTTAACTTCCAAAAAGATATAACACTTGTTGATTACACAATAGATAAAGTTGGAGCTGCAGCAACAGTAAATATTACAGATAATGGAACAATTGACACTTTCGTTATTTCTAATGGTGGAATTGGTTATACATCCTCCAATCCACCATTTGTTGCAATTCAAAGTCCAGTTGGATTTGCAACAACATGTAGAGCAACAGCCACTGCACAAGTTTCAGCAGCAGGGACAGTATTTTTAATTGAAAGTGGAATAGTTGGTTTAGGATATACTAATAACTCAGCTGCTGGCGCTGGGTTGACTTTAACTGCACCTGTGGTTTTAATTGGACCACCAACTATTACTGAGGAAAAAAATACTATTGTTTCATATGAGGGTGATTTTGGAATCATTACTGGTATTGCGACAACATCTACTGCCGTTGCACCAATTGGTTTAAACTTTGATTTGGTTATCCCAGAAAATTCTGTATTACGAAATTCAGCAATTACAAACTACACATCTACAAGTGGATTACAAACTGGTTACTATTTCTCTGTATTTAATTCAAATGTTGGTAGTGGAGTGACTTCTTTGGATGAAACAAATGATCTTGCAACAGGTATTATTGGAATTGGATCAACTTTTATTGATAATATCTATAGAGTAGCACATGTTTCTACAGCAACAACTTCCGCAATTGGATTTGGAGTCACCACTGTAACTAGAGTTACGGTTAGTGTTTCGAGTCATCAAGGACTGCTCTCTGGTCTTGGATTTAGTAGTTTTTATGGTGAGTTTAGTTGGGGAAGACTTCAGTTGTCCGATAGAAATAAATATATTGAATATGTTGCTAGAACAAGAAAAGGATATTCTGGAATCGGAACAGGACCATATGTAAGAAGAACAAGGCGATTAAGATACCAGGATTATAGCACATAAATAAATTAAAAACATTAAGATGACAGCTATTATAACTGATCAAATTAGAATATTAAATGCTAAAAATTTTACAGCAGGTGTAACAACCTCTGTAAATTCTTATTATGCCTTTGTTGGTCTTCCCAATCCAACATCTATTCAAAGTGACTGGGATGACGATCCCCCAAGTCCAACTGATAATTTTACTAATGAATGGAACACCTGGGATACAATTATCGCTCTTAAAAAGATAACTCCAGATGATGTTCAGAGAGTTGTCAATAAAAGGATATGGGCATCTGGAACGACATATGATTATTATAGACATGATTATAGTATTTCAAACCCACCACCAAATTCAAGTGGCACTACTTTATATTCTGCGCTCTATTATGTAATTAATAGTGATAATAGAGTTTATATCTGTCTTCAGAATGGAACTTCTCCTGAAACTCCTGAAGGAAAACCATCTATTGATGAACCAAAATTTGTGGATTTGGAACCAAGATCTGCAGGACCAAGTGGTGATGGATATATTTGGAAATATCTTTATACAATTAAACCAACAGAAATTATTAAATTTGACACTGTTGATTTTATACCTGTTCCAAGAGATTGGGATAATAACGCAGAAACTCTTGCTGTTAGAACAAATGCCGTTGATGGTAGTATTAAAACTATAGTGATTAAAAATAGAGGAGTTGGAGTAGGAACAGCAAACAGAACTTATACTAGAGTTCCTATTAAAGGAGATGGATCTAATGCAGAATGTACAGTAGTTATTAATAACGATCAACAAGTAGAAAGTGTAACGATTTCAAATCAAGGATCTGGTTATACTTTTGGCAACGTAGATTTAATTGCGGGAGGAATTCCAGAACCAGACACAAAACCTGCTCTTGATGTAATTATGTCTCCAAATGGTGGTCATGGATACGATGTTTATAGAGAATTAGGAGCTAGTAATGTTTTAATTTATGCAAGAATTGAAAATGATACAGAAAATCCAGATTTTATAACGGGAAATGAAATTGCTAGAATTGGATTAGTTGAAAATCCACTTATATTTGGATCAGCCTCAAAATTAATTTCAGAAAAAGCGAGCGCAGTGTATGCAATTCGTCTGGCAGGAGTTGGATATAGTTCAGCAAAATTCACACAAGATTCATTTATCACTCAAACTATTGGAACTGGTATAACTGCAGTTGGTAAAGTTGTTAGTTATGACCAAACATCTGGTGTTTTAAAATATTGGCAAGATAGAACTCTTGCTGGTTTTAATACTGTAGGAACAGCACAAACAGACCCACAGTATGGATATAATTTAACAAGGTTCTCATCATCACCAACTTCGGGTGGTAATTTGACAATTGTAGGAGGTTCTATCAATCTCTCTATTAGTACAAACTTTAGTGGGTTTACTACCTCAATAAATAATAAAACATATTATCTTGGTCAAAATTTTACAAATGGATTGTCTAATCCAGAAGTTAAAAAATACTCTGGAAATATCATATATGTTGATAATAGACCCGCTATCAAGAGATCTTCTAGCCAAAAAGAAGACATCAAAATTATATTGCAGTTCTAACTAACTATGGCTCAACTCACAAATCTCAATGTTTCTCCATATTTTGATGATTTTGACCCTAAAGATAATTATTATAAAGTTCTTTTTAAAC